TCACCGCACCACCGCCACGCTGTCGGGCACGATCGCGCCCAGGCGCGCAAGGGCGCGGCTGCGGCGCAGGCTGCGCCTTTGCCCATCGGCAATCGGCAGGAGGATGGCGGCGAGCGCGGCGACCAGCGTGGCGCTGTCGTTGGCGAGCCAACCACGCCCGACGGCAAACGCCACCAGCGGTGGCAAGACCTGTCGCACCAGCACCGCGATCTGATAGGGCCGTGGCGAGGCGGGAATTTCCAGCGGGGCATGGTTGATCACAGCAGCAATCCCTTGGCGCGGGCTACCAACCGGCGGCGGCTGTCGATGCCGTTGCGGCCGCCGTTGATGCGATGGGTGATGACATCGTCCTGGCCGGCATCGGCCAGATCGGAGAGATGGCGGGCCGCCCAGAACGCGCAGGCCGTGCGCACGGCGATATCGGGCTGGGCGGCGAGGTCTGGTTCTGCTTCCAGTGGCAGGTCGAGCGCCTGGCCCATCGCCCGATAGACCGCCCGCCCGGTGATCTGGAACAGCCCGCGCCCGCGATAGGCAAAGCCATCGCCCGCGCAGGTGTTGCCCAGGTCAGGCCGCCCTTGGTAGCCGGCCTGCGCCCGTGTCGGCCCCCAGATTTCCACCAGGGTGCGAAAGCCGCCGCTTTCATGGGCGGCCTGGCCCAGGAAATTGGCGAGACGGGCAGCGCTCTCCATCAGTCCCGCCGGCGGCAGATGGATCGCGGCGGCAGCGCCCAACGGGCGCAGTGCGGCCATCGGCCGTCCGGCGACGGACGCCAGCAGTGCTGCCATCGTGCGGCCACCGGCCACGCCATCGGCCGCGCCGATAGCGTGACCGGCCGCGATCAGCCGCTTTTGCAGCTTGGTCACATCGATCATGGTATGGTTTTCCCGTTCAGCGCGACAGCGCGCTCACGCCCCAGGCAACGATGGCGGAAAGCGCGCTCGCCAGGGCGGTGAGGGCGGCATAGGCGCCGCGCCGCGCGCTTTCGCGGGCCTCGATCTTGGCCAGGCGCGCGTCGATGCGTTCCAGCGCGGTGGCCATGCGATCGAGGCTGTCTTCCATCGCGTCGAGCCTTCCTTCCATGCGCCCCATGTCGCGGTGCAGGTCTTCCTGGCTGGTCATCGGCATGCCTCCATGGGCGTGACGGGGGCGGGCGGGGCGGACAGAGATAGGGCGGCCCGCGTCACAGGTACGAGACCTCCGCTTCCCAGTAGAGCGTGGTGGCAACGCCTGGCGCCGTGAAGTTGGCGTTGAAGCTGGTGCTGCCCAGTGCCGTCGTGCCGACCGATGGCTTCCAGGTGTTGTCCGACAGCGTCCAGTAGATGACCTTGTTGGGCGTGCCGGCAAGGCCATGGTTGATCACGGCATAGGTGTCGGTCGCGGCCACGGCCACGCTGCCCATCGCACGCAGGCGCCCGGCAGAGGTGGCCGCCATGTCGCCGATGTTCTTGTCGGTGAAGCGGTTGCGCGTGATGCCGTTGGCGAAGGGCGCGCTCAGCGCTTCGAGCACGTTGTTGTGCGAAAACCGGCCCATCGCGCCGTCGGTCGCGCTGACCCCCTGCAACAGGTAGCAGCCGGCGAAATCCGCGGCGTTCTTGGAATAGTCCTTGCCATAGACCGCCACGCCAAAACGCAGGAAACTGCACCCGTAAAAGCTCAGCCGCGAGGTGTCATAGCCGTCGCTGGCGCCGATGAAGCGGTTGCCATCGAAACCATACCAGACATCTTCGAAGAAGCAGGAATAGACGCTCAGCCGGTGGATCGCGCGGCTGTCGCCGCTGGCCGCGTTCTTGACGGCAATCGCGCTGACGCGGCGCGTGGCGTCGTTGGGAATGCCCAGGAAATGGCAGCCCCGCATCGAAAATTCGAAGATGCCGTAGTTGTTGCCCAGTTCCTTGTCCACCTGCACGCACGACAGCGGCAAGGGGTTGGGCGGGTTGACCAGCTTGCCGATGTAAAACAGGCAGTCGCTGAAATGATAGTGGTCTTCGTTCTGGATGCTGGACCACTGCAGCCTGATCCACACCGCGCGATAGTTCACGTTGATCTTGACGCGGCGCAGATAGACCCACTGGGTCCAGCGGCATTCCAGCCCGGTCACGTCATTGACCGAGGAATACATGCTGATTTCCACGTTATCGAGCGTGGTCTCGTCGCAATAGTCGAGCGTGACGATCGAGCCGGAATGCCCATCGGCCGGCAGGAACGAAAGATTGACCAGCTTGACGCCGATCGCCTTGGTCCCGGCCTTGGTCACCCGGCCGTTCACCATGGTGCTGTCATCGGCAAAGCCGATCACCAGGCGCGCGCTGTTCTTGCCCTGCAGGCGGCAGCCCGCGCCGCGGATCGTGGCGGAATTGGCCGTGATGCGCTTGTCGGTGGTATAGGTGAACACGCCACCGGGCACCTCGAGCGTGCGGCCGGCGGCCGCGTTGAGCCAGGCAAAGGCTGCCGTCATCGCCGCTTCGGCCTGGGCATCGCTGACGCTGCCATCGCCCGGGTTGCCGAACCAGGTGAGGTTGGCAACGGCCGGACGCACCGCGGCGCGCACCCACGCCCCGTTGGCGCCGCTCGATCCCGTCGATGCTGGCACATAGAACGCTTGCGCCGGATCGGCCGCGACGGCCGCGGAAAGATCGGCCGGCGACCAGTAGAAATAGCCCTGGCGCCCCGGCTCGAGCAGATAGACCATGACCGAGCGATTGGCCCGCGCGGCCAGCGCAGCGCGGGTGGTGCATGGCACGATGGTTTCGTGCAGCATGCCGCCACCGGGCATGCCGACCAGCGTCGCGCCCTTGTTGGCATCGGTGCTGGCCATGTCGGCGCGCAACAGCGCATCGCCGCTCACCGCATCGGCCAGAACTGCCGTGCCGTCGATCGGGGAAAAGGCAAAGTACTTGCCCTTGCGCTTGGCCGCAGCCGGCAGTGTTCCGGCGTTTTCGCCCAGGGGAATGCGCATGCACCGCTTGAGATCGCGCGACAGCGCCTGGTCGCGCAGCGCGGCGCGATCGTTGGCCAGGTTGACGGGCGCGGCCAGCCAGGCCGATCCGTTTTCGAATGCGGTGGTCTGGGTGAAATCGGGATCGAGCCACACCACCAGCTTGCCGGGTCCGGGCGCCACGGCAAAGGTCACCGTGCCGCCGCCACCTTCGTACAGCTCCACGCTATAGCCATCGGTGATCGGCTGGTCGTCGAGCAGCACGGCCACATCGCCGGTGTCCTGCGCGGTGAATGTGAAGGGAAACGAACGCGTCACGCCATTGGCGCTGAATGGCCCGTCAAAGGCGTTGGTGGTGGAAACGGCCATGGCAAACGATGTCCTTGCAAGGCGCGCGCCACCGGCCGCCGGGCAAGGGCGGGGCAGCAGGCACGCTGACGATTCAGGATGAAGCGGAAGTGGGGGGGCGTTCAGCCAATCCGGGCGCGCACGGCACCATACTGGCGCGCGCCAGACAGCACCGACTGGCCCATGTCGACCAGGCCGCTCATCAACGCGGTCTGGCCCTGGGCAGAGGCAGCGCTGGCGCGCCCCATGGCAAAGGCGGCGCCGGCATCGGCCTGGCGCATGGCGCGCGCACCCTGCGCTGCCAGATCGGCAACCTGGGCATTGCCCGTCAGGCGGGTGCTGGCCACGGCATCGGCGGCGGTACCGAATTCGACGCCCACGCCACCGGCGGCCGCGGCCACGCGCTGGCGGCCTTCATCGGCGGCCATCTGGCGATACTGGTCCTGGATCGCGCGGGCGGTTTCGGTTTGGGCATCGCGGCTGGCGCTGCGCTGCAGGTCAGCCTGGCGCAGCGCGACATCGCGCTGGTACTGCGCCTGGTGGATGGCGCTGATCGTGCTGATGCCTTGGCCGGCCACGGCCAGGCCAGCGGCAAAGATGGGAAGGGCAGGGCCGCACATCAGGTGTTCTCCTGTTGCAGGAAGGGAAAGGTGGGGCGCTGGCGGGCGAAACGGCGAAACGCCACATTGCCCACGCGCACGGTGTCTTGCTCCACGGTGAAACCCCAGCGTTCGAGCAGGCGGATCGCCCTGGCGTTGTCAGCAGACACTAGGTTGGCCAGCACCGCGCTTGAATCGTGCATTTCCGCCAGGATCGCCGGGCCCAGGCGCACGAGCGCGCGGCCGTGGCGCCATACCTCGTTGGTGCCCAGGAACCATGGCACGCCGCGCCCGGCCAGGGCGCATTCCACCACCACGCCAAACATGGCGTGGGGCCGTCCGCGCACCAGTGCCGTCCAGCAGCGGCGCGATGCGATCAGGCCATGGCGCAGCGCCGCCTTGGGCTCGCGTCCCATGGCGCGGCATTCGGCCTGGTCGATCGCGCGCATGTGCCGCGCCAGAAAGCCGATATGGCGCGGGCCGGCCGGCACGATGCTGAGATCATCGGGGCCTCGCCCGGTCATCCGCCCACCACCGGGTCGATCGCCACGCCCAGCAGCGTGAACGGCAGGGGCGCGTTCTGGCGGATCCAGATGGCGCAATCATCACGCGCGCGATTGTCGAGATTGACGAGGTATTCCCCGTTCATCAGCGCATCGGGGGCGTTCCAGGCCTCGTCGCGCCGCGATTTGACCGGGAACAGGTGATCGGCATCGATGCCGGCGGTGATCTGCCGGGTATCGGCCAGGGTCAGCACGGCCTCGCCTGCCTGGCAGATGCGGCCCACGCTGCTGCCCGCGCTGGTTGACAGGCGCATCGGCAGGGTTTCCACATCCACCTGATAGGGAATGCCGAAGATCACCTGCGTGGCCCCGCCCATGCCCGGCGGCAGGTCGATCGTGCCATTGGCCACGGTCAGCCCGGCAACGGCCACGCCATCGACCAGGCCGGCAATGTCGCTGCGCCCCTCCAGGTGCCACAGCCCGGTAAAGCGGGTGCGCGGCGCATCGAACTGGCCCCGCACCGCGCAATCGAGGAAGCAGGCTTCCTTCACGTCCGACCAGGTCTGGCTGGCCATGCGCTCGACAAAGCGGCGGGTCTCGCCGCCGATCACGCGTTCCACCACCAGATAGACGCGGTCTTCCCCGTCCTCGGCAATCGCGCAGACCGACAAGACCTTGCCGTCGGTTTCGCACAGGGTCCACCCCCACACGTTCTGCTCCTGCTCCCAGGTGAAGCAGGCCAGCTTGCCGTCTTCGCGCACCGCCCAGATCACGCTGCGCGGTTCCTGGGCATAGCACCACGAGACGATGCCCAGCCCTTCGAAGAAGTGCGGCGAGAAGATCGAGACATCGTTGGATTTCAGGCCATCGATGGTGAAATCATAGCCGATCGTGCGCACCGTGCGGCCCACACTGGGCTGATAGAACACGACATTGTCGATCACCAGGGGCGGAAGCCGCGACGATCCGCGCCCGATCTGGCGGCGGGTGGCGGGCGCGCGCGTGGCGTCCAGCACCCCGCCCGACCCATCGCCATCGATGTGGAACACGCTGTCCGATGTCAACGCCAGCAGGCTGGTGGTGGTGACCAGCTGGTTCACCGAATTGACCCGGCCGGCCACGATGGTGAAGGCCATTGAATCATCGGCCCGCAAGGGCCGCGATCGGTCCATGTTCTCTAACTGGCCGCTGCGCGTGGCCCAGATGCCGTGGGGCACGTTGCGCGTGCGCGCCCAGATCGCCCGCTGTTCGAACAGGGTGATCGTCGAGGGATAATCGTCCGGCCCGGCAAAGGGATTGGCCGCCTGTGGCGGTGCGCGATCGAGCGCGGGGGCGATGTTGTCATCGCGAAACGTGGTGCTCTGGGTCGTGCCGATATAGCCGAAGAACTGCGAATTGTCGGCCTTGTAGACGTTGTAGCGGGTTGCCCCGGCCACGGCGGGCCAGCTGATCGTGTTGTAGTTGCGCTTGAGCGAGAGGTCGTTGGTGGCGGTGGCCTGGCTGCTGGCGCGGCTTTCCATGCCGGTGTCATCGTTCACCGCTGTCACGCAATAGCTGGCGCCCTGTGGGAAATAGGCGGCATTGCCATTGCTGCTGTCGGTATTGGCCACCGTTGCCGCGGCGCCGCAACTGGTCGGCGCGGCCATGGTGGGGGCAAAGGTGACGTTGCGAAACGACCAGTCGGTATGCCCGGCGCGCACCAGCTTGGCCGGCGCATGGTCGATGTGGGCCAGATACATCGTATCGGCGGTCTGCTCGAAATCGAGCTCGGCCAGTTCCACCCCGTTGTAGGGCGAACCAACCTTGTAGATGCGTGCGCCGCCCATCAGTACCAGGCCTTTCCGCCAAATTGGCCCGAACCGCCGAAATAGATCGCCGGGCGGGTGGGTGCAGGGTTCACGGGCGGCACCACCGGCGGGGCCGGGGCCGCGGGCGGCGCGCTGCGGGTGGTGCCGCCGCTGCAGCCGGCAAACGCTGCCACCGCGCGGGTATCGGCATCGATGCGGAAATGGCTGGCATCGATGACCGCCACCACCGTCCAGGCCCGCCCGTTCAGCAGGGCGCCCATCTCACCGGCGCAGCCGCTGATGTAGAAGCGGTCGCCCACGGCAAAGCCGTGATAGGCCACTTCCACCAGCGCCTGGCTGGCGTTGCTGATCGCGGTGATCGCCAGTTCTTCTTCCAGGATGCGCCCGCCACCGGCGCAGGGGCTCATGTATCCCTGGCCCATTTCCAGGGCATAGGTCTGGCTCAAGGAAAACTGGAACGGCACCAGCCGCACCGGCTGCGTCGGATCGAGCACTTCGGCCACCAGTTCGGTGCCCGGGCGCTTGGCGATGCCCCCGTACTTGAGCACGATGACGTTGCGCGCCTTGCGCAGGGCAGTGCCCCAGGCGTCCACGTCGAACCGGCCATAAAGCTGCGGGCCCAGCTCGCCACGGCAGAAATTGGCTTGTGCGGTGCGCGCGCCGATCATGCCGGATCTCCCGGAAACGACAGGCCCGCGCGCGCCATTTCCGCCTCGCTGACATAGCGCGCGGGGCGGTCGCCGCGCTTGTTGGCTTCTTCGGCAATCGCCCGCATCCGCGCCAGTTCGGCCGCGCGGGCCAGGGCCTGGGCCGCGGTGGCATCCTTCTTCACCGGCAGTGCCAGGCGCGCGGCCAGTTCCAGCTCGAACGCGCGCGCCACCAGCGGGGGCAGTTCGGGCGCGGTCACATTGCTGCGCACATAGACCAGCGTGGCATTGGCCACGTTGCTATAGATGCGCCCCGCTTCATACAGGAACGCGAGCGGCACTGCCTCCTGCAGCGGAAAGGAAAACGGGCCGCCGATCGGCAGGCTGTCGGCATCGTCCTGCGCTGCGCGCACGGCGATCGGCTGCGACAGGTTGGTCGGCGCGGCATAGGCATGCAGCCATTCCGCCGGCCGGTCGTTGGCGATCTCGGCCAGCACGATCCGCGCACGGGCCCAGGGCCAGGGCGCCCATTCCGCCAGTTCGGCCAGCAGGGGCTTGGCGAAGCGGTTGGCTTCGCGTGCCTCGATGCTGCCTTCGGCAAAATCGGCGATCTGCCCGGCGGCAATCTGCGCCAGGGCGCGGTTACAGATGTCGATCAGTTGGGCCATGGGCTTGTCCTTGCGACCATCACGGTATCAGGGGGCGCGCAGCGCGCGGGGGCTGCAGGCGCGGGCGGGGCGGCAATGCCGCCACGGCCCGCGCCGATCATAACGAGGCAGGCATCAGGCCGCCGGCGTCTGCCAATCGGGCGTGCCGACATAGCTGAAGGCATCGGTGCCGAAATGATCCCGCGCCAAGGCCCGGGTAAAGCCTTCCTCGCCGGGCTTCAGGTCCAGCCCATCGTCGAACAGATCGCCGATGGTGTCGTCGTCGCGGCGCCAGATTGCCATGGATCGCTCTCCTTCAGGCGTAGTGGATGTTGAGGCACAGGATGTCCCCGGCGGCGAGCGCGGTGGTGTCGCTGTCGGGCGCGGCGCCGGTCAGGGCAAAGGCCAGGCCCGCGCTGAAATAGAGCGCGGTCTGGAAATCGATGTCGAACGGCGCGGACGGGGCCAGGTAATAGGTCGCCACCGGCGTATCAGTGCCCACGGTCGGCGCCGATGCCTTGTTGTAGAGCTTGAGATAGCGCGCAGCGGCGCTGGCGTTGTGGCCGCGCACGCGGAACAGATCGGCGCCGCTGGTCTTGACGCTGGTGGCGTTGGTCGTCGCTGCGGCCGACAGCAGCCGGTTGGTGCTGGCGGGCTTCTTCGCCTGGTCCCAGGTCGCGCCGTTGTGCTGCATGCCAAAGCTGGCCACGGCGAGCGCATAGGACGGGTTGGTCGTGCCGTTCGCCGGGGCGATGGCGGTAAACGCGCTGCCCGCCGCGCTGAACAGCGTGACTGCCAGTGCGCCCTTGTTGGTCAACTGCATGTTGCCGCGCTGGCCATCGGCGAGCGTTGGCAGCGTGGCACTATAGACCCCGCCCACCTTGACCGGATTGCCCGCGTCCGCCGCGCCGGCGGCCACGTTGCCCAGGCTGGCGACATTGCCCGATACGCCGCCGGAATGGCCCACGGTCACGGCCAGGTTGGTGCCGCCGGGGGAGCGGACCCACACGTTGGCGGCATTGCCCACGATCGTGCCGCGCGGGTTGATAGTCACGCCGGCCAGGTCGCTGGCCGGGGCGGTGGCGCCGCCAAAGCACACCTTGACCGGCTGCTGGCCGGTGTTCTGCAACAGCACGTCGGCGTTGGCGGCGGCGGTAAGCGTGGCGGCAATGTCTTGCCAGGCGCCGTTGGCGGCAAAGCTGCTCTGGGTGGCGGCTGCCATCTGCATCTCCTTGGTAACGGGTTCTGACGGGCAAGGCCGGGTGCGTGTTGGCGCGCACCCGGCTGCAGGCCTTACTGGCCGCCCACGCCCAGGTTGGTCTGGCGGCTGGCCACCACGGCGGCGGTGATCTTGCCGGCCGTGGCATTGCTGCCGCCCACGGTGTAATAGAGCCGCAGGTAGCGGGCGTTGACGCCCTCCTCGATGCTGCCGGGCACCTTGAACTGATAGCCGGCAACCAGGCTGGCCAGCGGCACCACGGCGCCGGCGGAAACCGTGGTCCAGGTGGCATTGTCGGGCGAAACCTGCACGCTCACCTGCAGGTTGGTCAGCCCGGCGAAGGCCTGCGTGACGGTCACCGCAAGGTCCAGTTCGGGACCGCGGCCCAGGTCGCGGATCAGCGCGGCATTGGCGCCAAACGGCGTGCCGGTGGTGCCAAGGTCGATGACATTGGCCGACGCGGCCGAGGCGGTTACTGCCTGGGCATCGCTCAGCAACAGCGAATTGTCGAAAATCATGCGAAATTCTCCGATTTGAGGGGGCGCTGCGGCTTAGGCGACCAGCGCTTCGTTGGTGACGAGCGCGTCGGTTTCGCGGATCGGGATGCCGCGCCAGGTCATCACTTCCTCGCCCTGGATTTCCATCGGCGTCAGGCGGACGAAATTGTCCACGCCGCTGCGGCCGTTGCTGGTTTCGGCGTCCAGCGCTTCGAGCAACACGCGGTTCATGTAGATCACGGTGCGGCCCGGGCTGACCTGGCCCTCGCGCTCCATGTGATAGGCGCGGCGGCCCTGCAGCTTGTAGTAAAGCTTGCGCAGCAAGGGGTTGAGCGCGACCGTCCCGGCCACCACGTCGGACACGTCGATGTTGGCGATGCGCCCGTTGAAGCGCCAGTCCTTCACGCACAGCCCCATGTGCTGGGTGAACTTCTCTTCCTTGACGTAATAGGGGTTGCCATTGCCATCGAGCACGCGCTGGCGGCCCATGTCCTCGCGCTGGACGCCGGCCGGCACGGTATCGGGCACGATCACGCTGGTCTGCATGTCGCCATGGGTGACGAACCAGATCGAGGCGTTGTCCGCCTGCACGCCGCCGGCATTGACCACGTTGGGGTTGGCCAGCGAATTGTAGCGCGGCGCCAGGCCGTGGAACTGCTTGCCGTTCACCTTGACATCGGAATACCAGATCGCGCTGTCCACGGTCTGGGCGATCGATTCCAGGAAGCCCTGGCCTTCCACCAGGCGCAGCTTGGCCGCTTCGGCAGGCTTGAGGTTGAGCAGCCGCTCGTCCACCGAAGACAGGCCCTCGACAAAGCCGGTGGTGTCCTTGACTTCGGTATAGTTGCCCTTGGACTGGGCGATGCCCTGATAGAGCGCGCCCCACGAAACACTGGGCAGGCCGGTGCGGATCGTCGAACGATGCTCGGTGCCGCTGTTGCAGGCCACCACGTTGGCATCCTTCATGAAGGGCGTCAGCTGGGTCAGCGCCTCCACCACGTCGCCCAGGCCGTCGCCGCCGGCCTTGAGCACGTCGATCAGGTTCCAGTAACTCGAGCCGAGAATGGCCATGAAGCTATCTCCTTAGTTCGCTTCTTGGGGGTAGAGACGTTCCCAGACGGGGCGCTGGCTGGCGCTGCCGGCATGGGCACGGGCAAAGCCGCTGTCCTCGCTGAGCAATTGGCCCAGGCGGCGGAACGCGCGGATCATGTCGGGGTGGTTGCCAAAGCCGCTGTCGGCCAGGGCCTGGCGAAACGGATGCCCTTCGCCAAAGCCCAGGGCATCAAGGCCGCGCGCGGCCAGGTGCTCGCTTTCCGCCCGGCGCGCGCCGCCGATTTCGGGATCGGCGGCAAACTCTTCGGCCCAGGCCCGCTTTTGCGCGGCCGCGGCATCGGCAAAATGGCCCAGCAGCGCGTCTTGCGTGCGCTGCATCACCCCTTGCGCCAGCGGCAGCAGCTTGCCCGCCTGCTCGTTCGACAGGCCCAGCTCGCGCAGCACCGGATCGGCGCTCTGCAGCAGCTTGGGGTCGATCGTCAGGCCATCCAGCGCCAGCTCATAGCGTTCGGGCGCGCCAGCCGGGGGGATGGGGGCCGCGGGGCTGGGGGCCGTGGCAGCAGGGGCAACTGCCGGTTCAGCGGCGCCCGGCGGGGGAAGCGGACCGGCGCTGGCCGGTTCCGCGCTCGGCGCTGTCGTCGGCGCCGTCTGGGTCGGGAAGCTCGTCGTATCGGGTGCGGGGATGGGGTCGCTCAAGGCGGTGTTCCTTTGCACAGAGGGCAGCATCGAGCACGGCCTGCAAGGTCGTCAGGCCCAGCGGGTCCTGGGTGCGAATGGCCTGTTCCTGGCCGCGATGGGCCAGCGCGATCAGGTCGAAACCCAGGCTGCGCCGCCCTTCGAGGAAGGCGAGCAGGGCGCTGTCGGCCCCGCTGGCCATGGCCTGTTGCCCCAGCAGGCCGGCACCTTGAATCGCTGCGTGCAGGAAGCGGCGAAATTCGGGGCGGGCGATCAGGAAGGCGGCGTCGGTTTCGGCCAGGCTCACGGCTGGATCAGCCGCTTGAGCAGGTTTTCGCCGCCCACGTCGGCGCGCGAAAGTAGCTCGGCCGCGGCCGCCGCGTCCTTCATGGCCGGCACCATCTGGGTGATCTGCGCGGCGGCTTGCGCGGCGTGGCTGGCCTCCAGCCGTTGCCCGCGCAGCTGCGCCACCTGCGCTGCCGGGCGCATGATCCGTGCCGGCGTGCCCGCCCGCCAGGCATATTCGTCCAGCGCCTCGTCGAAATCGATCTTGTCGAGCACGTCGGGATGGGCCGCGGCCAGATTGCCGACAAAGCCGACCACGCGCTCGATCTGGCCGATGCCGACCATGCGCTGCATCTGCTGCAGGATGCTCACGAACTCCACGCGCACGCCGCGCCCATGCAGCGCCGGGGGCGGGGGTGGCAGCATCCCGCCCCGGCTCATGATCGCAAAGGTGCGATCGATCGCCACCTGCAGCTTTTCGTTGGCCACGCGCTCGATCACCGGGCCAAGCTGGGTCAGCTTCTCCTCGTTGCGGCTGGCGATCTCCTCCACGTTGCGGGGCTGCACCCCGCGCATGTTGGTGATCGCGTTGAACAGGTCGGCAAAGCTCAGGCCATCGATCTGGCGCCGGCACTTGTCCATTTCCTCGCCGATCGCGGCCACGGCCTGGTAGGGCATCTGATAGGGGATCAGCACGCCTTCGCGGTCCAGGCCCGATGCGGTCACCGTCCGTCCCGGCTCGCCGGTCAGGCGCACGCCGGGCGGCACGATCTTCTCGGGCTTGACCATCTGGTCGATCGCCTCGTTGCGGCGCTTGGCCTGCATCTGCAACTCGCGCAGCGCGGGCAATGCTTCCATGCCGGGGCAATGGCCATAAGTATCGCCACCCACCACGTCCCAGCGCGGCGCCCAGAATGGCTGCTCGTTATAGCCTGACACTTTCAGCAGGCTGTCCCCGCGCGCGCCGGCCTCCCAATAGACGCTGCGCCAGGCTTTTGATCCGAAGCGATGCGGATCGTGGCCCGGGTCGGGCTCGATCGCGTGAAAGACCTCCACCACAGTTTCGTACTGGCTGCGGTCATAGAGCGCGCGCACGGCCGGCGAGACAGCCTCGCCAAAGGTTTCCACGGCCTGGCGCACGCTCATCGGGCAGGTGCGATAGAGCGTGTCGGGCACTAGCGCGTCAGACAGCGCGATCCAGTATTCGCCAAAGGTCAGCGCGTGGCACACCGCGCCGGCGTGCGGGTGCTCCACCATCACGCAGGCTTCGGTGCCGAACAGGCCCATTTCGCCATAGCCGGCCTTGGCCGCGCCATAGAAATTGGTCGATGCCAGAAAGGCATAGATCCGCCGCTCGACCGCCGAAAGCCAGGCGCGAACGCCATCGGCCTCCATCAGGTCATCGTCTGCGGTCTTGAGCGTGAACCACGGGCGCGATGCGCTCGACAGGCCCGAGGTCATGCCGTTGGTCAGCGTGCGGAACGCTTCGATGCCGTGGGGATCGAACAGCGTGCGGTTCCACTGCCGGCGCCGCGCGCCCGAGCGGTCCTTGCCGCCAGACAGAAAGCGTGAACGCGCCGGCTGGGCAAAGCGGGCGATCTGCTCGGCCTCGGCCTCGTAATCCTGGCGCACGGATTTCATCCCCGCCAGGCGCGCCTCGCAATGGGCGCGGATCGATTTGGGATCAGCCAAGCGTGCCTCCCGAGCCAAGCGTGGTGGACGTAATCCGCGCGCTGCCGGTCAGCCCGAGGGGCGAAGTCACCATCCCGGCCAAAATCGCGCGCCGCCAGCGGGCATTGTCCATGGCGCCGGCGGGCGCCCCCTGGTCAGGCAGTTTCAGGGTCTGCCGCTCGGGCGTGGTGGGAACGGTGGGCGTGCTGCACATCTAGGCACCTCCATGAATGATGGTGCTTGTATGGCGGCCCGCTGCGGGGTTGAATCGCTGCCTGGGCCGCTCAACCCAGCTCGCCATAGCGCCCGGCGCCATCGTCTGCCCGCACCTCTGGCTCCAGCCAGGCGGGCATGGCACGCGGGCCCACCGCCTCGGCAAAGGTGCAGGCCAGGGCATCGGCCCAGTCCGGGCTGGGCAGGCCGCGCCGCTTCATGTCGGGCTTCTTTTCCAGCTGCACGCGGGTATCGTCGGCAGCAAAGGAATAGGTCGGCCCGATCAGGTCGTCGCGCAAACGGTCGCTGTCGGGCACAGCGCCTTGGCCCAGCCAGGCCCGCATCCGCGTCCACATTTCCGCGCGCTTGTTGGCGGTGGGCACGCTCACCCCCGGCTCCAGCTCCGCCTCGCGGCCCTTGGCGCCAAACCACACCTCGATCACCGGCATGTCGCCCAGCAATTGGCGCAGCCGGTCGACCACCGCCGCGCCGACATTGCCGGCATCGACAAAGATGGCATCAGGGCGGTGGCGCTGTGCTTCCAGGGCAATGTCGCCCGCCAGCTGCATGGCATCCACGCCGCGCCAGCTCTTCCACGCCCGGCTGCGCGCATCGCGGCCACTGCGGATGGCAAGGACGCTTTCATCGTCGCCAAACCGCGCGCAGTCCACGCCAAAGATCACCGGATCGGTCGGCAGGCCGGGGACGATCGGGCGCCGTCTTGCCGCCTCGGCCAGATCCTGCGGAATGAACTGCATCGAACTGCTCGACGGGAACTCGCCGCGTACGCGCACGCGCACCACGTCGCTGTCGGCGCCATAGGCCGCCACCAGTTCGTCCAGATAGCCGGTGTTGACGCCTTCCACCGTGCGCGCGTCGATCTGGGCGGTGCGCCACAGATTGCGGTGCTTGGCAAAGCATTCGCGAAAGGCACCGGTGTTCTGCGTGGGATTGCCAAATGCCAGCCAGATCAACTCGGTATCGGCATCGGTCAGCGCGCCCAGCGCCACTTCCCACACCTTGTCGGCAATGCCCGATGCCTCGTCAAAGATCAGCACGATCCGCCGGCCCATGTTGTGCAGGCCGGCAAAGGCTTCGGTGTTGTGCTCGCTCCAGGTCACCAGGTCGGCGCGCCACGATGGTCCGCGTCCCGGCGCGGTCGAGGCCAGCGCGCGCCGCGTCTGGGCAAACCAGTGCGCGGTCAGCGAAATCTGCGCCCATTTGGCAATTTCCGGGGCGGTCTTGGTGTCCAGCTGGCTTTCGGTATTCGCCGTCACCAATACGCGGGTATCGGGGCAGGTATCGAGCGCCCATTTGACGATCATGGCGACCAGCGCCGATTTGCCGATGCCATGGCCCGATGCCCGCGCCAGGCGCAGCGGCGTGTGGCGCGTTGCCGGATCGGCCAGATGCGCGCCGATCTCGTCCAGCACCGCGCGCTGCCAGCGGCGCGGTCCGGTCATGCCTGCCAGCGGCCCCTGGCCCCAGGGATAGACAAACAGGGCATGGCCCAGCGGATCATGGGTGAACGCGCCGATCGCTTCGGCCAGATCGCTTGCTGCTGCCGCCCTTTTTGCCATCACCGCCCTTTCAAAACCCGCGCCCGCGCCGCGGCCAGCCGCTCGCTCCAGTCCTGGCCCTGGCCCGGCTCGGTGCTTTCGCCGTATTTCCCCGGTGCCCATTTGGAGAGCAGTTTCAATCGCGTCTCCACGCGCAGCCGCGCCCGCGCCACGTTGTCGGGGTTCTTGGCCACGGCCACGGTGCCGTCGGCCTTTTCCTTGCAGGTCACGTCACCGGCATCATCGTCGGCAATCTCTAGGGTTTCCTCGGCAATGGCCTCGAACCCGGCCTCGCGCGCCAGGGCAAAGCGCCGGGCAAAGTCGCGGTCCTCCAGCCGCCAGCGCTGCACCAGGGCAGGGGCAATGTGATGCCGCCGGCACAGCTTGCGCAGCGTCAGGCCTTCGGCGAGTCCCGCCAGCAGCAGGTCTTCCAGCGCGCGATCGCGCATCGCCTTGCGCGGGCGCGGCATCAGCCCAGCACCTTGCCCGCCTGGTACGGCTTGCGATCGCTGGGCCGCGGTGTCGCACTGGTCGGCAGGCTGCGGCCGCCGCTATGCGTGCCCTTGGGAATGTGCGGCAGGTCGGCGCGCATGTTGGCCGCGCGCGCGGTGCGTGCGCCCGTCGCCACGATTTCCACGATGCGAAAGCGCTGGAACCGCTCCACCTTGATAAAGCCCTTGCGTTCCAGGCGCTTGACCATGACCGGCCCCATCGAGCACGAGTTATAGCCGCACAGCATCTCGATATCGATGTTGCTGGGGCAGGGCAGCCCCGCCTCTGCCGCCTCGACCAATGCGCGATAGGTGGTTCGCTCTGTCCAGGTCAGCCCGGCCAGCGAAACCTTTACGGCAGCGGCGATGGCGGCGGAATCAGCGGTCTCAGACAT